CTTATGGGTACAACTGAGAGCCGGTATCATCATATACATATAGTGGCGCAGTTGTTAAAGCTCCGTCTGGATATTTGAATCCGCTATTTGCTAAGACCACACCATTCACATGAAAAGCTGTATTTGGTCGCAAAGTATTCACACCTACTCTATTTGAATTTTTCTGTAAAAATAAAAGTCCAGTATCAATATTCAATACGGCCGCACCCATAGTGACTGTATTACTATTTAATGTTAGTCTATCTGTGGCTGCATCACCGATTGTTGTATTACCATTAATTGATAAATTTTGGTTTATTGTCAAACTACCATTAGCAGTAGATATTCCATTTATGATTGTACGTTTACCAGCCGCACCGATAACTGAGTTACCAGATACAGTAAAATTACCAAGTGTTGAAAATTTTACATTCGCAGTTATAGTATTTGCATATAGCTTTGACTCATCAATCGCAAATTGACTAAGACGATTGAATGCTTGATTGGATCTGATTCTCCAAGTATCAAACGTATTAGTTAAAGCGACATTTGCAATCTTAGCCATCTATAACTATTCCTTGGACCCAATGAGCTGACGTAGCAGGTCTTTAATTTCAGCGACGTCCTGCTTTAGAGTATTTATCTCATCTAATTTGGATTGCATTTCGACCGCTTTTTTCTTTCTCGTCTTATATGCTTCTAATCCAACAAGATCAGTTGAGAGTATAGCCTTATTGGCCATATCTTTAACATAACCTGATTCATTTTTTATTTTAGCAAAAGGCGGCTTTGTCATCTCTGTAATGCAATCACTCTAACATCATCTAATCTTGGTGGATTTGCTGTTGATGTGCTTGTTAAAATCACCTTGATTGACAGATACTTATAACCAACAAATTTAGCGCCAGTTGAATTTTTATATTCAATTATATCACTATTGCTTGGATTTGTTCCTGATTTATAAGCATAATCTCCATCAGATTCAACATAAGTAGGTGGAACAAATACATATTCTCTAAAATCATCTTTCAATTCTGAGCTAGAATATGTGGTAGATGATGTGAATCCTGCTTCCGAAGAAGGATCCATTGGAATCCATCTAGCATTAGCAAATGTATCACTATCTTCTTTGTGTAGAATTTTGTAATATACACTTACATTTGATCCAGGTGGACGATAAGCAGTCAGATAAACTCTAATATCTTCCGCATCTTGACCATCAGCAAGTGTCATTTTTCTAGTAATATATTTTGCTAAAGCATTACCACCACTTGCGGTATTGGCCTCACCAGTTGTATCATTATTAATCAAATTCTCCACTATGATAGCAGAAATGCGTTGAACATCAAGAACTGGTGATGCATATCTATTCAAGCTAATTAATGAAGCTTTAATTTCTGCCGATCTATCCGCACCCATTGAAGTACCACTAATCGAAGTATTAGATTCCATACTACGGCTAAGGATATATCTAGGTGTTACAAATTCATTATTATTATTTACATCAAGATTAATATAAGATGTATCTCTGCTGCTATTGCTTGTGGCAAATTTACCAGATACAATTATCGCGGTATTTGTTGGTGTCAAGAAGTCAGTAGATATATTTAATACATCGGCCTGAAGACGATCAAGTTTGACTATACGAGCTATCGCACCATTAACTTGACCGCGAATCCAGTTATTAGCAAAGAAAACTCTACCTGAACCAGAAGCCGCGCCACTATTTGTATAGGCCACATTTGCCAGATGCAAATAGGTATTCGCAAATGATATAGCATCAAAATATGCTACGCGACCAGTTGGTGTTGTTGCTGAGGTAATACCTCCGGTTGAGTTACCAACTATGACACCTGTTGTTGCATTTGTATTGCGGATGCGAATAGTTTCACCACCTCTAAATTTTGAAGTCAATGATACATTACGAACGCGCATCTGTGTAGTGCTAAATCTTGATACTGTACCAGTCGCTCCTGAAATCATGCCTTGAACAAAAGTGACACCTGTATTCACATGTTTTGTGTTAGCAAATGTTCCAACAAGAATTGTCTCACCGTGAACTTCCTCACCCGCCCGAATAAAGGCCGCTGAAGCATTTGCGATTTGGAAATAATCACGTAATTCATTTTTAAATATTACAGAACCTACCGATGAATTTTGGAAGTTTGCGACATAAAGTGTAAATTTCAAATCTTCTTCTTGAATTGCTGAATATGTTCTATCATTTGCAGAAATGAATAGCATACCCGCGGCAGGCTGAGACGTTATTCTATTACCAGTTATTTTATCAACTTCACCTAAACGAGAGATATGTAAATTTGTATCTGGGTTATTACCTACTGGTTTTACCACTACTGCATAATCTCTACCATTTTGTAAATATACAGGTGCGCTAAAATATACAGGTGTTGGTGCAGATGCATCATCACTTATATTAATCTCTGCTGGTTGCAGAATAACTGTGCTATATGGAATTACCTTTGGTGTTATATTATTTGTTAACGTATCAATCTCTCTTATATGAATTTCACATCCAAGTGTTGTAGATTTAGATGCAAAGAAAAGATCAACTTTTGTAGCAAATGCACCAGAACCATTTATTTTACCAACGGCAAAAGTATTGACGCTAAATGACTGAGCTATAGGATCCTCGCCGCTGCTGGCACTAGAGCCGGCACCATCTCCACTATTTCCACCATTACTTTCATTAGTTGGACCTGGTGCAGTTACATTTACATTGACTACATTTGTAATATTTTGAACAACTGATGCACTAACTGAAGTAGTTGTTGTCGATACTGCATTAGTGACTGCAGTTTGACTTTCAGATACAGCAGTCATAACAACTTGAGGATTGGTAGTTGATACTATGGTAGATTGTGTTTGCTGTGTCAATCCCTGAGATGAATAAGAGCCTTCCGCTGAGGTTAAAGATGAACCTAATGAGATATCATTTGTCTGTGAATCTGACAAACGAAATCTTAATGTACCAGTTCTAAATCTTAGTCTTTCATCAGCAGGAATTCTGAATATACCATAAACATTTCCATTGGCCGCCGCAAAAAGTGGACCACCTTCTCTAGCAGTATTTGCAAAAGAAGAATTGGTTGGAGTTACATAATCTGATACTGGTGTACCATCAAAAAATGCATATAATCTTGCGCCAGGTCTAACTTCTGTTGCAGTAAATCTAATAGGTCTAGACCGCATAAACGGTTGTATATTTGTTGATATAACTCTTGGTCCATAATTAGTCGTCGTTGTTACCGGAGTTAATGAATATTGAATACCGTCTCTAACTTGACCAGATGTTGTTGTAGTTGTAGTAGTACTTGTTGTTGTGGCTACTGTAGCATCACCTTGAGTCGATACTGTGGTATTATTTACAACTGAATCTGATGATGATTGCCAAACAGTTTGCCAATTATTCCAAGCAGTACCCCATGCACCACTTTGTGCCCAATTATCATCAAAATTATCAACATTGACATTTACATCAGGTAATTGAACTGTATCTGTCCAATAATCACTATCGGGATTTAAAAATACTCTACCATTCCATCTCCAAAATATACCTGCAGCATTTTTTGTAGTAGAAGAATATGGTTGGCGAACAAAAACTTCATGTGTATATGGTAAAGTTATAAGATTTCCGGGTGGAATTGCATATACACCAGAAATTGTAGATGATATAGCTCCGCTTGTTGCCGTAGCTCCTGTAGAGAAATTTGCAGTAGCATTTTCAATATACAGTTTGTTATTGACTTTAAATCTTAATGTACCAGATGCGCCACCTGCCGTTACAGTCTGACCGTTTGCAAATGCCGCGGCACTATTTGAAATGAATACTATCTGATCTCTAGCCACACCACCTGTAGTCGTATTCGTACGAACCACATTTGATGAATTGGCAGAATTATAGAATAGCTCAAAATTATCTAGCTTAAACGGTGGACGCGCTTCACCCTTAGCGGAATCTACAGAAATCTTATAATCAGAATTAGTGACATCTCCGACATTATGGCCATAGAATGGATCGACCAAAATACCGTTTTTAAATCTATTATTACCAGTTTCATCTTGAATTAATAAATTTTTGGTATCCATCTCTAATAAGTTTAGAGTTGTATAATATTCAAGATTTTCAATTCTATCTCTAAGAACACCAATATCTTTCATAGTAAATCTGGGGTTCTTAATAGGAAATACTTTAGATGCAAGATCTGTTCTTCCAACTCTACGTGCTTGCTCATCAGGCAGAGATGGATATGGAGTTAAATTTATAGTAGCAATAGACATAGAATCCAATGGTTCATCCGGTGTTATCGGCCTATTGGATGGAACGCCTCTTACTAGAGAAAATATACCTGTACGATCTAAAACTATTCTATCATTTCTATACAGATAGTAATCAAGATCTGTAGTAAACGTATCACCAGTTGACATAAACCGCAAACCACCTGACGGTTGATCAAAAGATGTTGATAGCTTTGGATTTATTGATATATTTGTAAGCGAGGTGACTGTATTTGCAGTATCCGTCATTCTTGGACGTATATCAATACAATCTCTAAGGTCGAAAAGAGTTCCGGTACGTTGTGATGTAAATCTTGGTATATCATAGGTATAAATTTTTGTAGTATCTGTTCCTGCAGTTGCGTCATTTACAGGATAAGAATCTACAGAAAAATATCCTACACCAGTTGAATAGCTATGTGTAAAATAATCAAGCTTTACAAGCAATCTATCACCAGAAGATATGCTAATTCCAGAACCAGGCTTTTTAACTAATTGTGCATGGCTGTAATAGCTATCATTCATACCAGAATCAAGCACAAAACTATTTGTTACGTCAGTACCTTCAGTCAGACTGGCAAAATTAGATCCAGATTTTTTACGTACTGATACTAATTTAAATCCGTCTGATAAACCAAGAGGCCATGGTCCTGTAGTATTTGCAATATATGATGTGCCGCCACCAGATCCTACATGAATCTGCACTAATTGATTGCGATTTACTGTCTTAGAAGCTTCTTGACCATCAACTTTGTTTAGTTCTGCTATCACAGTAGCATTAATAGAAGCCCCAAGAGTTTCTTTAAGATCAAAATCAGTCTGGGTGGATGATGATACGGTTATGCTACGCGCTGCGCCCGCAAGGCCGCCATTTCCGCCAAAATCTAAAATTTGACCTTGCTTAATTAGCTTGTGAACCCTCATACCTGTTCTGGTTGCACTTGCTGTAGAAAGAGTCGTTAGGGATGATGCAGATACAGATGTTACAATGAAATCACCAGTATTTGCAACACGAATCAATTCGCCTGGACTAATACGTGTGGTCAAATCAATCGAACTATTTGAGCGAGTTATTGTATTTGAACCACTTGTTGTATTTAACCGCAATGTGCCAATAGCCGCGGTATTGCCTGATCCGCGCGCAACCACATAATAATTTGCTCTTCCAAGAGATGCAGATAATGCACCTGATCCTGAAAATGTTTCGCTAGCTGAACCTGTTGTAACGGTTGCAGTACCTGCGGTACCAAAAGTAATATCAAATGATTTCTTAAATCTAAAATCAGATACCACTGTACCTGAAGTACTTCTCAGACGTCTAATATATTTTGCGGGTAATCTAAAAACGGCCCTATCAAATGTAGATTCTGAGGTATTTGTATTAGTGCCATCAGATCCAAGTATATCAGCCTTACCAAGTGCAGTGCCTGCACCACCATCATATCCTATGGATTGAACATTTGTGAAGCTAAATCCGGAATTCATGTTAATATCAGTCAGATATAGCTTATACTGAGCTGAAGGTAATCCCGGAGTACCACTATAATGTTCTAAAGAACGAACCCTAGCTGTACCAATTTGTGTTGACGGTAATGATGTTGTTGAATATGATAATGTGGATACAGCATTAGCTTGCTGGGCCCGCAGACTTACTAAAGCTTGCGAATTTACACCCCAACCACCAACAATATTGTCAACTATGACATAATTACCATAATCGATAATCGCAGAAGCCGATGATACTGAAGCATAATCATTTGCTTTATCAATCGCTACTCTAGCACTCTGTAAAGTTTCAATATCATAACCTTGAACATAAGCTTTACCTGGAGTAAGTTCTACGACAAGTTTTGCTGAATCTCCACCTTCACCAGAAGTGTATACCCCTTGATTATTCGCACTTAGTAAATGTTCGCGGAGTCTAGGATTTAGGCCCTTTACTACGTAATTACCCGATTCATCATAAGTGCGTTTTGCAAAATAATCACGCAATTGGCCATATTGAGTTGAATCTGATTTTGATTGTATCAATCCATCTTTTAACTGAACAAGTTCTATAAAATTATTACTTGCAGTTTCATTCAAACCAGTTGTAACAAATCTAGCAGATAATTTTAATCTTGCCGCGCCTGGTGCAGCATAGTTATATGAACCTGATGCAGGGTCCAACAATGTAGAATCATCAGATTCTTTAACAATAGATTCTATTACATTAAAACCAATTCTCGCAGATGTATTAGATGAATATTTTGATAAAACTAAAAGGTCTTCATCTGTACGAATAAAATGGTCTTTTGCAAAGATTACACCTGATGATATTTTCATCAAGGCTGAGAATCCTATGGCAGCAGAACTAATTAAATTAGCAGTAAATCCACCACTTGTTGAATTAATAATTTCACCATTTGAAAACATACGAATGGAGCCGTTCGCTCCCGTCAATTTAACAAAAAGTGTTTTATAATTTGGAGTATTTGCTTCTGATCCGTCATTAACTTTAATAACGCTAGCAGATACGCCTGAAGTTCCGCCTACAATGGTTTTATTTAAAAATGAATATACATTAACCGCGGTGGTTCCATTTGATGCTCTATCTCTTAGTTTAATAAACAATACACCTTTATCAAGCAAAGTATGGCAACCACGAATGACGCTACCTTCTTTAAAAATATGTTCAGCAAATCTATCAATCTGATTTTGTAAGATAGATTGAACCTGAGTAAGTTCACGCGCCTGAACAGCTAGACCAGGACGAAACAATATTCTATGAAAATTCTTTGATTCATCAAAATCATCATAATACGGATCGACATTAAGGTTTGTCGAAATCGTGACGGTATTAGCAATAGACGCCATCTGTATTTCCTATCCTTAGAACGTCACGACGAAGCGAAATTCTTCAACCTGATCGGTTCTTCTTGATACAGGTAAATTGTTTTCTATGTATAAGACATCACCCGTGTATTCTCTGATGGCAGGCTTGACTATATTGATAACCGAAGCTGTAACACCAGAAGATGCCGCTGTCAATGTTTCAGTTTGAGAAAACCCTCTACCGATACCATCTGTAGTAACTCGAATTACTCGAAGAATACCTTTTGTTCTTGCACTATTTGTATTTGCAAAATAAACAACTCTACCCTTTGCACCACTAACACCACCAGTTACCACTTCATCGGCCGTATAGTCACCTGTAACATTTTGAACAACTATTCTATGACATTGATCGATAACAGCGGAATTGGCAGCAGAACCAGATCTAAGTAGTGGATCGCGTATCACACCAATGGTTCTGAAATCATTATTGGTTGGAAATGTATTTGATTCTCCACCTGATACAGAAATTGACATCATGACATCTTTGGCATTAAGTTCATCTCTAGCTTTTGAACCGTGACCATTGCGCGGAGATATTACAGGTCTGGCTGTAGCTCCAGAACCGTATGTAGAATTTGCAATTATACTAACATTAGCATAACCATAATTTCTACCGTTAGTTAAAATTGTTATCTTTCTAATTTGTCCGCCAACAGAATTTGAAACATAAGCTGTTGTTCGAACAGCAGTGTGACTTCCACCTTCTCCGCTAATTATTACCGCAGGAGCAATTACATACCTTGATGTAGTATTTGGTGTCACAGAAAATGCAGAATTGACAGTGACCGTGCGACCGGTACCAGAATACCGTATAATACGACGTAGCTGACCAGAACCTAAACCTGATGAAATGTATATTGATGAACCAACATATGCACCATCAACCTGAAGTGCATTATTTGATAATTGAACTATGCTAGAGCTGGTGATGGATAAAAATGAATTTGATGTACTGATATAACCAGCACCATTTGATGTAATTACAATATGTTCAATAGAACCATTGGCCGCGGCTTGCTGCACAGACCATTGTGCGCTACCATTATTTGCTGTAACTTCTCTTACTGGAATATAAGAAGTTGTAAGAAATTTTTGTGCATCAGCTGTAGTTACTGTATACAGAAATTTCC